GAAGTAGTTGAAGAAGTTGTTGAGGCTAAAGTTGATAAATTCTATTCTCAACTTGAAATGCTGAATAAGCTTCGCAAGCTGGCTTAACTAACAAAAAATAAAAAAATATAATTACTTATATAAAAGTGATTTTAATAATAACTAAAAATAACTAAAAAAGAAAAATGAGTAAAAATCTTAAATTTGCCCTCTTGAACACCTCTACAACTAACCCTGTAGATAGCGCTCAAATCTATCACTCTGCCCTTATCAAGGGTGGTTCTAAATCTCTGTTCACAGCTATCGTTGATGCTAAGGACAAAGCACGTATCCGTAAGCACGACTTCGGAGACGTTCTGCAAGCTGATGGTTGTACTTTCTCTCCTTCTGGTGAGGGTGCTCTGTCTGAGAAACTGGTAGACCTTTGTACAATCAAAGTAAACCTTGAGTTCTGTCAGTCTACACTTGAGTCTTCTTTCGTATCTAATTCAATGAGAAGCGGTGCTAACGCAGCTGATTTCCTCCCTGCTGATTTCCAAGCTTATGTTGTTGACCAACTTGCCAAAAAAATGGATGCTGACTTTGAAAAACTGGTATGGCAAGGTGATGTAAGTAACACTGGTGGTACTTATCCTATTCCTTTGTGTGAAGGTCTTATCGGTCAATTCGCAGCTGACGGTGCTGTTGTTGATGTAACTGCAACCACTGTAACTTCTGCTAACGTAATCGCTGAAATTGCAAAAGTATACGATGCAATCCCTGAAGAAGTTAAATTCTCTCCTGAATTGAGAATCTTCGTGAGCACTAATATTCTTGCTGCTTATAAGCAAGCTGTAGCTGCCGCTAGCTCTGAGGCTTTCTATACCAAAGATGCTGAACCTACTTTCCTTGGTGTTCCTCTGGTACTTGCTCAAGGTCTGCCTAACAACAGAATGGTTGCTGCTGAACTGACTAACCTGTTCCTTGTAACTGACCTTGTGTCTGACTACGATGATATCAAATTGCTGCCGCAGGGTGATGTAACTGGTGATGACACTATCCGTGTTAAAGGTCGTGTTAAGTTCGCTGTATCTTACGCATTCGGTGGTGAAGTTGTATTGTACGCATAATCATCAATAATAAATTGATAAGAAAGGGGCTGGCTGAAAACAGCCGCCCCTTTTTAATAACAATAAAAATATTAAATAAAATAAATAAAAATGAGTTGCTGCACAACAATCACTGGAATTGAAAAAGGCTGTGAAAATAACCTTGGTGGAATCAAGAAATTTTATGTAGTTCCACTTTGCTATCTTTCAGCTACTACAGAATCCAACGGTACATTAACTGCTATATCTTTATCAGGTGGTACCACTATGGCTGAATATGAATTCAATAAGAACACTTCTTCTTATGTTGAAGAGGCTAATATATCTCTTGAAAACGGTTCAACCTATTACACTGTAACTACTAACTTGGTTATTCCTCGTAGAGAAGTTGCGAAGAGAAATAGTCTTGCTCTGATTGCCGCTGGCCAACCTGACTTGTTCATCATAATGGAAGATGCTAATGGTCTGTATTGGGCACAAGGTCTTGTTAATGGTGCTAACCTTACTGCACAAGGTGAAGGTTCTGGTACTGTTAAGGCTGATGGTTCTAAATATTCTCTTACATTCCTTTCTGAGGAGCCTGAACAAATGTTTGAGGTTGATCCAACAATCATATCTGGTCTAATCTAATCAGATATATAATCTTAAATTAAAGAAAACCCCTTTATTGGGGTTTTTTTTTACACTTACAACAGAGATATAAAATATAATTAAGGATATATTAAACACAATGATATATATTAACAAGAATACAACTAACACATTAGCACTAACACTGACAGAAAAAAGTCAGATACAAGCACCGTCATATTTATTTCAATTCATTGATGATAGTACAAAACAAGAGAAACTATTCAATATGATTGATTCAAGTCCTTATGCCAGAAGATATAATCTTTTCAATTTAACTGAGACTACAAACGAGAACTTATCAAACGGACAAGTAGAACTGAAATATGGCTTTGGGCGATATAAAGTATATGAGAGTGTATCACCAACTTTATCAATAAGTGGTACAACTGGTAGGATATTGGAAGAAGGAATATATTATGTTAACTCATATCCAGCATCAATGAATAATAACAATATTAACACAATATATATCTAATGGCATTTTTAGATTTTTTAAGAAAAAAAGAAGTAATGGCTGCTCCCGCTATAATTGATAACGGTGAAAAACAATCATTCAATCACATACCTAAACAATATGATTACACTAATCCGTATCAAGAGAGATATAATGGCAGATACGTTTATTTTGGTATAGATAACTTATATCCTAATGTACTTGCTGATGTATATAACAGGTCAGGTCTACATAGTTCAATCATTAAGTTCAAGAAAGAACTGATATCTGGCGGTGAACTGTTTATAGATGGTTTAGATATTTTAGAAACAGGACGTAAGCTGAGTGCTATACAATATATAAACTATATTGATGGTAAGCGCAGTTTAAGTGATTTTATTGCAGATATAACATTGGATTATTTAATTCACGGTATTATCTATGTTAAAATATGTTGGAATGTTGGTAGGACCAAAGTGGTTAAGATGGAACGTCTAGACCCAGCTAAAGTACGTATAAATATTGATAAACATAATCCTGAAGTAGTTAAGGAATACATTTATAACTTCAATTGGAGAGAATATAGTCAGTATTCATTCATTACTTATCCAGCATATAGTAACAGTTCTAAAGAGAATGTAGAAGTTATATCATTCAGTATTAAATCACCTAACACTTTATGGTATGCATTACCTGAGTACAGTTCAGGTGTTAACTGGATGGAATTGGATGGTGAGATTTCAAACTATCATAAATCAAATATTGAGAACAGTATCAATCCATCTATGGCTATGAATTTCTTTCAACTACCAGCCAATGAAGAAGAAAAAAGAAACATATTGAACAGCATTAAAAAGAATTTCCAAGGTTCAACCAACACTGGTAGGGCTATGGTATTCTTCTCTGATGGCAGAGAAACTGCACCAGAGGTAAAACCTATTGAAGTATCTAACATCGATAAACAATTCAATATCACTGCTGATCAAATTCAAAGAAATATATGCTATGCACACCAAATAAATCCTATGATTATGGGTCTTAAAACACCAGGTTCTTTGGGTAATTCAGCTGAGTTGGAAACGAGTTATGATATATTCTTGAAAAGTTATGTATTACCAACACAGAAGACTATTGAGGGTTATGTAAATAAACTTATGATGATTGCAAATGCTGGAATAAAGGTGAAACTCACTTCATCACAAATATACACTAAAAAAGAAATAATCTAATGGCACTTATCTTATTCGTATCAGAACAATATATTAAACAATATACACCTATTGGTAACTTAGTACAATGGGATGAGATTGAACCTACCACACATTTGGTTCAAGATAGTTTCATTCAAGATATATTAGGTACAAACTTCTATACTTATTTACAGTTGGCTTATAGCGCTCAAACGCTAAATAACAATGAGATTGAATTAATGAATCGAATTAAACCAGCTGAAGCTTACAGAGTAGCTGAACAATCACTTACATTCATCAACTTTCAGATAAAGAATAAAGGTGTAATGACTCAGAATGGTGATTATTCTGCACCAGCTGACCTAGACCAGTTTAAATATGTCAGAAGTGAACTAACCAATAGGGCTGAGTTCTATACTAAAAGATTAAGTAATTATCTATCTGATAATTATACTTTATTCCCACAATATATAACAAATAATAACACGGATATGCAACCTAATAAAGCAGGTTATAATGGTGGAGGATTGGCATTCTGGTTCTGAAATGGTTTATATTAAGTCATTCATATTAGCATTAGGTAGCTTTTTTTTACCCATTAAACCACTTTTGTTGTTAGTAGGACTATTTATTTGTACTGATACTATATTAGGTTTATGGGCTGCGTATAAGAGGGGTGAAAAGATTAGTTCACGCAAATTGGGTAATATAATACCTAAGATGATATTATATCAATCAGCAGTATTAATTGGTTATGTATTAGATGTATTATTATTGGGTGAGTTTATTAACTATTTTATCAATATACCAATGTTTATCACAAAGATTATTGCTATGATACTTATTTTCGTTGAGGCACTTAGTATTAATGAAAACTTTGAGAATATAACAGGTAAGAACTTATTCAATTCAGCAAAACAACTTATTAGTAGAGGTATTAATATTAAAAAAGATATATCAAAATTCCGTGATGAGACAAGTTAACATAATATTAAAACGAAGATATATACGAGAACAGACGTTAGGTGACGCCTCCTTATCAATTGATGGTAAGGTGGTTTTATCTTTTAAGACATTGGAGCTACCGTGGCTCAATAATAAATCACAAGTAAGTTGTATACCAGAAGGTACTTATAAAGTAGTTACACGTACATCAGATAAATATAAAAGACATCTGCATATACAAGACGTTAAAAATAGAAGTTACATTCTTATCCACCCTGCAAACTATGCTGGCTCTAAGAACCCGAAAACAGGGAAGTCCGACTTACTTGGGTGCCTGGCCGTTGGTAAAACTCACAATGATTTAAATAATGATGGTATAAAGGATATTACACATTCAATATCAACTATGAATGAAATAATGTCGTTGATTAAGGATGATGATAATATAACAATTACTATTTCATCTTAGCTTATTGGATATACCTAAATAATTTATAGATACTTACCGAGTGCTTTAACGATTAATAATAAAATAATAATTAATCTCACCTCAGCTTAAGGTTGTCCAACCAACCTAAAATCAACACTACAAAGATACATAAAGTTTTTGAATAAAAAATAAAAATTTTTATTAATTCTTAGCTTCATCAATCTTAAGTTCTTGGTACATACTGAGTAAATTAAATGCCATAACAACATTCATCTTAGCAGCTTCAAGTACTTTTAAAGGATTTCTATCCGATAGTTTGAATAAGAATAATGGCCAAGCCCATTTAGCTGTATTTTTATTGTTTAAATATTCTCTACGTTCTACGCCAGTCATATCAGCTAGCATTTCTTTTTCTTCTTCTTCACTCATACTTTCACCTTCACCGAATAATCCTTTATATCTTTCAAAGATATTCTTACGCCATTCTATATAACTATTTAAAACATTATATACTGACGTTATAGCGACTCTATCGAATATTTGATATCTGGTATCCGACCAGTTGTCGTAAGGCTCGTAAATCGCTTTATTTAAAGCGTCAGAGGGTTCTATAATCCTTCTGAAAAGTATATTAACTATTTTATTGATATTATACTTATAATTTTTACCATCTGATATATAATGCTCGATATCTATGAATGCACCGAATTCCAAGTCATTGAATGGTATCGGATAGAATAATATATTATCTACCGCTATATTACCTATATTCTTTTGTGGTATGGGTTTATTTAAGAACTCCAGACTATCTATACTGTTGACCATATCTTCGTATGGCATATTCTCAACTTCTTCGACAGACTTATCCAATAGAAGACTTATGATATCCAATTCGGTATAGTCACCATCAAGTATATCTAACAGTTCTATATAAATAGATAAGGAAATATCATCCCAACTTTTTATCATTTGTATTTATTTACTAATTCGAGAATAAAAGGTGTGGCAATATCCATAGTTAGATTATGTTTGATATAGTCATCAATGTCTTCAATCGATGTTGTAACATCATATACTTCTTGAATCAGTTTATGAATATATTTCAGATGACTTTTCTCCATATGTTTCTTGATTTTCATCATCTGTTTAACAGTGAACTTGAAATTATCAGCATTACCCTTCAATTTCAATGTTGCACCATCGAGTTCAATCACATCTTTAATCTTTTGTTCTGGTGACAGATTAAGATTAATGTCCTTCATAATATCCGTAAATACGTCAATAGGCATATCATCAACATCCTCTCCACCTAAAACTGTAAGAATTTCTATATTCTTTTCTATTTCAGATAGTTCTGCATTGAATGATATTTCACTTATCCGATAAAATTCGTCAATCGTTATTTCTGACAGTTCTGTCTTAATGGTTAATTCTTTATACATAGTTTATCTCTTTGTTATTAATTATATTATGTTAAGTCGTTGTTCTTAAAAACACAATACAAAGAAAAGAATAATTATTTATGATTCATTATTTTTCTAAATGATATATACATTAAATTCATTCATAAACGAGATTAAGGTCAACTTTGCTGATAATCACTTGGCCATTAGGTCATTTGATTATGGTTTCTACGATGATTTGAGTTCGTTTACGACCAAAGATTCTTTATACAGTAAGATGTATATGGTTATCAATGATGTTGACCATTTGGAGAATTCAGTAATACAGTATAATATAAGAGCATATTTTGTTGATCTACTTGAGAATGATAATGATAATCAGAATGATGTATTAAGTGACCAATTAAGTATAAACAGAGACTTTATAAATTGGTTAAGGTTGAATGAGGATAGTTTTGCTATTCTTAATACACCTACATCAGTTCCAGTTAGGAGTATTGATACTGATTATATTGGTGGTTGGTATTCCGATATAAGTCTTGAAGTTCCGACTGAGGGTAGTGATTGTTCAATACCTTTCAGTGGTGTAACTGGTACTAGTATTGTTTGTCCTAGTAACCAAGTACTATCAGATTGGGTCAGCGGTGCAACTGGTACAAGTATCAGTTATATAGGATATTCTGAAACTGGAACACCTACAAGCGCCAGTACTTGGAATATAACTAGAATAAATATTAATATATCTGGTA